TTCATATCCGTAAACATCTTGCTAAGAGCAGCAATAAAAGCAATACTTTGTATTACAATCGTTACTACAATGCCGTTGTCCATTATTTCTTGCTTGAATCTTTAGCAAAAAGGCCGACAAGGAGCATTCCTATACCCGCCAATACCAACTTCCAATCTTGCGCCATTGCACCTTCATAAATCATAGGAAGACCTGCAACTGCTCCAAAAAGGCTTGTCTTAATGTTCTCAATCATTTCTTTCATATTATTGGTTTTTATATTGTTATGTAACACGCAGTAACCGTAGTTCCATTTAAAGAAGCACCAAGGTTAATGACCGGACCCGCACTCACCGAGTAGTTATAGTACCATTTGCCATTATAACCCACGGCAACAAGTTTATGAGTAGCGGTCGAGCGACCCGTTATCGTACCACCAGCCACAACATATTGGTCAACAACGTTAATGAGTTCAATCGGTCCAGCACCTTGTAGAGTATAAGAGTAAGATGGGATTTGCCCATAAGTAGAGTCAAGAGTTAAAGAACTAACAAAGCAGTCAAATTTATAGACCTGGTAGTTATTAGATGAGTCAATAAGGTCTAAATATGCCTTGAAAGTATTATCACTTGCAGTTATAAAAGTATCAAAAAATTTGGTAGGATTCATAGAATTTTCGAAAGGAATCTTCACAAGACCGCTCCCACTCACCGTGAAACTGCTCCTACCCTTAATATATTCCCTATAATAAGCGTTTGTTTTAGGTGCAAGTTCTATTGAATCCCTAACTATGTTAATAGTGCTATTTTTTGCACAAGCGAATGGGTATACTGTACCATCACTATATGTAGCCGCTATAACCAAACCTTCTGCCTTTATTACGTCTGCCATTATTTAAAAAGATATTTTTCGGTATAAGGATCGTAGTTTAATTCATTAGGAATTGAATATGTAGTGCTTTCAAATATACCACCTATAAATTGTATTCCATCTATACTTTTACCAATTTGAGTAGCCATAAAAGTAACCTTAAATACATCTTGTGGATTTATGGTTGTTGCAGTTGCAGGAGAAAGATTTATGGAATAAAAAAATGGTGCAGCAGTAGTTATTGATATAGTTTGTGTGTTTATAGTTGTGCCATTTTGTTTTAAATAAAAATCAACTGAAACTGGAGTAGCACCAGTATATGCAGTTATATAACCAGTAACTGTAACCGTTAAATTTTCGGTTATTGCCTCTGCACCTTGATATAATATTTCATCATCACCCGTAACTACAAAGTCTGGATTTGATGATGATAAATATTTTACATTGACTATACCAGCGTAAGTGCCGGTATTTACATTAACTGATAATTGTCTATTGATACCTGCTGCTCCATCTCTACTTGTATCCCAAATTTCTTCCATTGTTACGCTCCAGGTTGCGGCAGAAAAATTTATTTCTTTTAGGTTAGAAATGTAAAATATTTTATTAGGGGAATCATCTAATAATTTTATTGTATTTGGTAAACCAATAATTCGTGTTGTGCCACTATCATCCCATTTTAAACCATAAAAAGTAGCATCAATTTTATCACGATCATATCTATCGTGCGACCAATGTGCTATCGCATTTTGTTTTTTAAAACTTTGTTTCTCTCCACTAAATCTATATCTATACCACTCAAAATCAGTAGGTGTTGTTGCATTACTCTCGTATATCAATCCTTTATATGATTCAGATATATAATCATTAAGGTATAAAGAATAATTATTATTGAATTTTATATTAGCACTTTTTATGAATTTACACTCTATGCCAGTTAATCCTTCAAAAAATCCATCAACTCTATTAAGTATTTCAAATTGTAAATTCTTAAAATATCTCGCACCATCATTAAATTGTCCTCCTGCTAATGTTAATTCAATTTGACCCGATATAGGTGCTGCGGTTGATTCTACTTCAAGGCTATTCCATTCATTAGATTTTAAATTAGTTGTATTATATTCTATTGGTATATATGCGGTAGCACCCCATTGTCCATTTTCTTGTAAATAATAGTTTTGTGATGTTCCTATTAATTTTATAGAAATTGTATCTCTATTTACACCAGCCAAATATTGTATAAATTTAGTATCTAATGATACTTTTACATTTTCACCTGCGTTAATTTTAGATTGTGTACTATATAAAAAGGTTAAACTATCTAATTGTATATAGTTATCAATTAATGCACCATATTTAGTATCATATTCTTCTATTCTTTTTGCTGCTCCTACACCACTTAATAATGACCAATCATTTATTTGATAATGTTTTTGTGTAGGGTATGTAGCAATTAATGCGCCACGAGCAAATGAACTATTTTTAATAACTTCAACTAACCTATCATAATTAAAAGTTACAATACTTTCTTTAGGTTTACGATTTATAAATCGTATCATTTGCGGTGCAACTGGTTTTACTTCCCTTGCCTTACCAACCTCAACATCATAACGTTTGTTTAATGTTGTTACAGTACCACCTAAATTTTGATAACCTCTTATATTTCCACTTGTATATAAATCCTCAATACGATATATAAACCATTTATTTTCGTATTGAAATATGGTTTGGTTAAATGCAGTATTTACTTTATCTAAAACCGTATAACAATCCTCATATTCTCTTGGAGATGTTTCAAAAGATCTTGGGTCAATCTTTGCTTGATTCAATGCAGTATCAGGCAATGTTGTACCCATACTACTATGGTATAAATTATTAAATACTAGATAATCAGTTAGTGGTTTTGAAGTATTTGCAAGACAATATTCAATTAATTGTAATGGTGTAACTTTTGTTGTAATTTCCACACCACCATTACTTAATGGCTTATCTTTTAAACCACCTAATGCCTCAGATGCAGTAATAGTCAAAATGTGATTCGTATCTTCATATGATTCACTAAAATCATCTTGTAATACAAATCCACTCCAATATGGAGTAAATAAATTATTGCAATAAAAATTTATTTCTATATCAGTGTCCTGGTCTGCAATAAAACTATCTGATGTTACTCCACTTGAATTAGTTACAATTTGAATTTCTGCAAGTAATGGCCTAATTGATTTGAACAAATCATCATTTGTATTAAACTCTCTTAATACAAAAGGTCTTGCTCCGCCAATTAATGTAGTTACTGCACCAACATAACCTTCAAATAAAAAGTCAACCCGACACGTAACTGCATCGTTAGATAAAAAAGATAATTCGTATTTTTTTGCTTTAGCCAATTCTTCCTATTGTAGAGTTTGTTCTATTTAATACACCTACCAAATCACTTCCCCTTTGTACAAATACTACTTGACCATTTAAATTCATACCACCACTTTGTATTCCTCCTAAACTTGGTGCCGCCTCCCTTCTTAATATTCCACCAAAGCTTGTTAATGCTTTTGCAATTCCACCTGCTGCCCCAACTTGTGCAGCAGTGAATTTAGTAACTGCTGCCCCACCGCCAGTCAATATATTTGCCAATAAAGATGCAATACCACTTGCAATAGCTTGTGCTAAAATACGCTTAAAGGCATCTTTTGCAAACTCAACAAATGTGTCAAATGATAATTTGCCATCTGTTAATAGAGTATCAAAAAATTCCCTTAGCGGTTTTTCTAAATTATTTTCTATTGATGATTTTACTTTTTCAAATTCTTTAGTTTGTGTTTCAAGTTGTTTTCTTAAATTTTCACCAATGTTTTGTGCTAACGTAAATCTTTGTGTTATTCCTTGTGTGTCAGTTATTTTTTGACGAATACCTCCTAAAACCTCATCTATTTTCTTTTGTACGTTATCTAAACTTAAAGGTAATTTTTTTTGTATATAATCAGCTAAAAGTGAATTTATTATTGTCTGTCTTATATCTTCTAACTTCGGAGCAGTTTCAGAGTTAATTCTTGACCAAGCATCTTGTATTTGCTTAAATGTTTCCTCTGGAAATAATAAATCAACTATTGCTGGTACTTCAGCACCAGGTAATTTTTCTAAACCTCTAAATATAGGTTCTAAATACTTTTTTGGCTCTATTTTTTTAGGTAATTCTAATTCTGGTTCAGTTAAAAATTTTGCATTTCTCAATGATCTTATATCACCTGCAAATCTTAATTGTTCTTCACGAGCTTTTGCTAATTTTTTATTTGCATCTGCTGCCTCATTAGCTTTTTTAGTTTCTGCCTCTAAATTATTCTGTAATGTTTCAAGATTACTACTAATTTGTGAAGTTGCAGTTACACTTTGTTCTAATGATTTGTACCAAACATCTTGTGCTGATGTATTTTTTATAACTTCATCTCTAAATTCTTGTACTCTATCAGCAGCGGTTTGTAAAAAAGCATCTTTTTTTACAAGTAGTTGATTTTCTCTTGAAGATATTTTTAAACCCGATTCTCTTTTTTGTTCAGCAACTGCAATCTCTTTTTGTAAATTTATTTCATCTTGTCTTGCTTTATTAAATTTACCATTAATTGCAAATCGTTCTTCTTCTAATTTACTTAAAGCGGCTTGTATACCTCTTTGTTTAACTTGTAGTTTTGTTAACTCAATGACTGCCTTAGCATTTTCACCAATAAGTTTTATGCTTTTTGCAGTTGCTAAATTTTGTTCATCTATTCCAGATACAACTTCTGGTGAAATCTTTTTTAATTCACGATATGCTGCAAGTCTTTCGTTCTGTGTACTTGTTTCAGATTGTATTGTCTTTACAAGTATATTTATCTTTGCAATTTGTACACCTGCATCTCCACCTCCATCTAATAAAGCCTTATTAAATTCATTTTGTGCTTTTACGGCTGCGCCATTTGCGCCAAATAAAACCTTTACTGCATTTGTTAATGAACCAAATTCTTGTTGTGCAAATGTAACCGCAGATGTTATAGCAGTAAATGCAAAAAATAAAGCACCTGCTGGTCCTATTGCTGCTCCAAGTGCTTTTAATGTAGCAAGTGCGCCTCCAGATTCAGCAGCTAATTTACCAAAAGATTGAAAGAGAGCAGGTAAGTTGTTTTGTATTGCTATAAAACCGAATGGTAAATCTTGAACAACTAAATTTAACGATTGAAAAGCAGTTCGTGCGCTTTTAGAACCTTTTTCTAATTTGTCAAGATTTACTCCATTGAGATCATCATTTAATGCAATTAAAGTTCTTCTATATCCTTCTAATTCTTGTATTTCTTCATTAGTAATCGCACTAAACTTTTTACCCTTTAATGATTTTTCTAAATTTTTAAATGCAGTTTGTACTTCTGCAAATGATTTTTGTAATGATCTTGGGTCAGCACCTATGGGTAATATTAATGGATTTACTTCTGCCATTGATTTAATCTATTAAAGATTTCTCTATATTCTTCATCAGTTGGTTTACTATCTTCATCACCTTGTAAAGGCCATAATGCTTCAGGCGTTTTAGGTGCTGATTTAGAGTCACCAAGTAAGCGCACCATAGTAAACATTAACATCCTAACTAATCGATAATCATCAACCCTTCTTTCCTTATGCCCTTTTAACATAAGAGAAAAATGCCGAGGACTCATTTCAAAGAACTCTCGTGGGAGAAGGTGCATATCACCAAGTGCGTATGCCTCTATTTCTTCCCACGAGAAATCTTTTTTTTTGGTTCTTCTTCGTTGTTTGTTGATGCTTGTTTTATAAATTCATTTTCACCCCACACTTTCAATACATTGTGCATCTCATTTATAAAACTTTCATTCTTCAAATTTGCCTCAACATAATCTGAAAAATATTCAAATTTATGTTGTGGTATTACATCCTTAACTAAGCAATTATTTAAATAACCACTATAAATTAAATGTGCAATACCAATCTCTGTTAACTCACCATTGTTGAATGAAATACCCTCAACAAATTTCTCTGACAAGTAGCGGAATGATGCCATTCCAAATTTAAGTCCGACCTTTTGGTCGTTAATAGTAATAGTAGTATAGTTCATTTATTATGGGATTACATCCAATGCGCCAGTAGATTGAATTGTTCCAGAGAAGTTGATAAACTCGGTTGTAGATTGATTCCAAGTAAGATCGGTGATATAACCACTAAAAGAGTGGAAATAAGCAGCACCGGTACTTGCTCCAGTTACAGTTGGGTTTTGAACCCTAACTGCAATCAATGTTTTGTTTACCATTGCGCTCAACAAGTCTTCATAAGAAACTTGTGATCCAGTTGGTGCTACTTCGCAAATTGCATCAAAGTCAACACTCATAAGTGGCTCTGATACGCTTGTCAACACACCGCAGTTAGTCTGCTCGTTTGTTGCATCCATAGATGTGTTCAAAGATGATGTCCTCAAACACACCAGGTTTTTGTAAGAACTGCCTCCTGCAACATCAATCTCAATGTTTTGGAGTGAACCTTGTACTTGTCCCATTTTTCTATTGTTTTATTTTTGGTTTACTAAATTGCTTATTGTTATTATTTTTCTTGCTACAAAATTATCCCCATTTTGTAATGGAAGATAACGTGAACTTGTCCTTGACATAGGATACACAATAAAGTCAGCATCACTAAATCCATCAATATTGGTATCGGGTATCAATATATTCAATACTTGTGAGGCAATGTTATCTACAACACCATTGTCATACACACGATATTGTTCACTATAAATATCAATCACAACCTCAACATTATTTTGAAAAGTATGATTTGTATTGTCACCAACTTCAGTAATGTTTTCAATTATTACATAATGTTGTGGTGGTGTTTTAAATGGAGTCTGACCATAAACGGGAACATTCTTACCATTGTAAGTAATGTTGCCATTTAAGGCATTGACATATATAGTACGAACGCTATTTGCGCTATCTTTCATTTGCTACCTAATACTTTTTTTATATTTTTATATAATACTGGAAGTTCTTTATTTATGTTTGGGAAAAAGTATGGTTGAGGTGGTGTATAGCCTGGTTGAGAGCCAATGAATTTTCGTGCTATTGTAGCGTAATAATCTTTTTGCAAAGATTCCGAAAGTCCTCCACCCCTTGTACCAAACTCAACATATGCAGCATAATGCGTACCACCTACCAAGTTATATTTAAATTGTCCAGTCTTTTCCCAATAAATATTATTTTCTAATTTCAAAGTATCTTTAGGAACATCTCTTTTTGCACCTGCAACAATTTTAGTAAGAGAATCTTCAATCGTTTCTTCAACTTTTTCCAATCTCTTATTCATTGCTACTTGTATCTCAAGCAATGCCCTATTAAAAACACCTGGGTTTATATTCGCCATTATATCACCACCTTTTTATATTGATGATAATTGAGTCCATCCCAAAAAGGATATTGGCTTATGGATTGCTTAGGATCAGCATTCATATGCTTTCCTCTATTCTCGTAACTCCAAGCAACAAGCGTGAGCATATCCGTTTGCAAATCCTCCGGTAGTGTTC